TGGGGGTTGGGGAGGATTTCGTTCTTCACAAGCTGAGAGGCAAACGTCAGCGCGCTCTTGTGCCCCATCAGGACGTGGAAAGCCTCATTTTCCCCGTCGGTAGTATGTGCAACGTTATTGGACGAATACAGCGTCCACCTGTCGATCATGCCGAGCCGACCGTTGCGAAGAACGGACTTACTGTCTCCGGTCAAAGAAGCATCCTTGAGATCGGAAGTCTTGATCCGAGAAGCCATCCATGCGGGGATTACCGCCCATCTGTCAGTCTCGGGAACATTTTGTTCGTCAAGCACCTGCCCGGCCTGAACCAGCACGTCGATGACGTTGCTCTTGGTAACTTCAACGGGCGAACCGGTAGTACCGAGATTGATCCCGGAAGAGATCTTTCCAGCTGTAGTACCCGCATTGCTTGCATCAACATCACCATAGATGTCGTTCAAGATTTTATAGTCAATCTTGACCTTCATCTGTTCTGCTGCATCCTGCCCCCAGGCATCCATGAAGTTGATATCGGACTGCTTCTTGTCAACATCAGAGATATTGACGTTGTAGTAATACCCCTTGTCGATAAGCAGTTCTACGTTATCAGATTCAGGGTTCTGCACATCAAGGCTCATTCCCTTCTGGTACTCGGATATAACGATGTCCGGTACTGTGCGGATATACACCTTATCGCCATACTCGGAGATTTCACCTTCATAATCCGTGTTGGCGATCTGTGCAAAGACTGTTGCCTTGTAAAACTTTTCAAGGAGCTTGCCGCTCCAAATTTCAGGGATATAGGTTCCGCTCAAAGAGGGAACGCCCTGTGCTACGGGAAATGCCATTATGTCATCCTCCGGGCGAGATTCGCCCTATAAATCGTTATTGCGAGGAAGATAATGGCGGGGTTTTGTTATTGAGTTATTCTCCCCTCATTTGCCGCAAGAGAAATGTCTCTCGATACTGCACCCGCCTCTTCCTCGGAAGTGATCATCTTTCCTTTGAACGAGAACGGGAAACGATTTGCCGCAGACTTCTTGTAGAAATCCGCAATATCCCCACGGCTGTATGTTGCCTGCTGAGGTACATTCCCGTTCGGGTTCGACACGGAGCGGGAGGGGGCAACCTGAGACTCTACGGGAGGACGCTTCTTTGTGGGCTTTTGCTTGCCGGGCCATGCCTCGAAAATGCTTGCAACACGCTCTACATCCAGCGCGTTCTGTGCAGATTCAAGGATCGACTGCCGTGACCATCCGGAAACCGGGTCAACCTCGCCAAGCCACTCAAGGAACGAGGGGTCAGCGTTTTGGTCTTTCCAGTCAGGAATTTTTTGCTCAAGCTTGGACCAAAAAGACTCCTGTTTGGTCTGGTTCTGGCCCTGGACGACATCGCCCATAGCCTCTTTGAGCCTGGCAATCTCAGCCTTTTGCGCCTGATACGCCCTTGCAAGCTGCGAAAACTCTTCACCGTATTCGTCAAAAGCATCCGGGTTGAGGTCGGACTGTTCCGGTGTCTCTTTCTCCTGCTGCTTCGACTGCAACTGCTGGTTCATCGCCTGGACTTGCTCGCGCATCTGCCGCAATTCAGCATGAAGCCTTGGTACCTCGTGGTCATATTTGCCCTTCAAGGTGTTGTATCTGTCCTTCCATTCGTCTCTTGGTGCTTCCGGTTCGGGCTTTGATTCGGGAGTCTCTTTTGGCTCGTCAGACGTATCTTTCGGGGCCTCTTCGTGGGTATCCATCTTGTTCTTGTCTGATAGCTCTTTAGAGATTTTTTCTGCCCTATCCACTTGCCTCTGAACCGCCTCTGGTAATCCGCTCATACAACCTCCTTGGGTCCAATTTCAGTTTCCATGACGGGCTGAAACGGGTGTCCAACGGTCTAAAAGTTTACTGCTACCCCCGCCGCACAATGTCTGACGAGGAATCCCAATCCAACAAAATTTCTCGAAGCGCCTGAACACGGCCCTGAAGGTGTCGTGTCGCAACTTCACTATGTTCACCGATCAGCTTTTCCATTTCACGGTGCATGTTCCGCTCTATCCAGCCACGGACCTCCTGCCCGGAAAAGGTCTCTCCGACCGAGTGCAACGCTTTGAAATCTTTCTTTACTGTGTCCATGCTCACTTAGTGCTTGACCGTTGACAAACCAATGGGCCTATTGAGATCATAGGAGTGTGGTGTGCCTATTTTGGGAAAGAAAAAACTAAACCGCTTGATCCCCGTTCACCGCGCCTGCCGGATTGATCTCCCTGCCCTGGGGCATCGCCTGCTGTTGTGGCTGCATCATGGCCTGCGATTGCTGCATACGATTACGCTGCAACATCTCTGTTTCAGTCGGGACAACATCGTGGATGTCCAACCCGTCGAATACCTGCCTGAGCAGTGAGGCGAACCCATCAACTCCGACCACCTGCATCACCAATGGATTCATGACCACCTGCAAGGCTTCATTTCGCCTAACAGCCTGCTGCTCCCTGGCAATCAGTGAGCTGGACCCCCTGGCAAAAACCCTGATGTCTCCGGCATAGCCATTAAGTTCTTCCGGCCGGTAAAGCTGTAGCCACTCCACAAGGGACTGGATGGACTTGCGAACAATGCCGAAATCGATGTTCCTGACCACCCGCTTAATCCCTCTCGTTGCGTTATTCATCATCATCGAGAAGCCGGTAGCCGTAGAGAGCGCACCCGTGGACCCATTATTCGATCCATAAGCGTATTTGGGGATGCCACTCTTGGTGTCTGCTTCGGAGCTGAAAAATTCGTAAACCTTGAGCAATTCGGAGATGAAGGGATTCGGCTGGAAAAACCATACCGGGGGCGTAGAGCCAGCACCGGAAGCAGCCCCGCCTCTCGATCTGTCTACCTGCCATATTTTCCATGGATACAACGCGGTAATATCCTCGCCTGCCGGAAGCTGACTCACGTCAACCCCAACCTGTGGACCCGAGGCGATAGCCATATTGTTGACCAGATTGCGTGCAGAAGCGTTGCACGCCTGCTGGCTGTCCTTGATTATCTCCGGGAGCCCAAGGCCCCAAAAAGACCCCTTTCTGTCCCTAAAACTGGCTTTGTAGTACGGCTTCTTCCCGAGAGGATCTGGGTTGAACGTACACTTGACGACCCACCTGCCTATGAGCCATATTTCTACGGCGTAATCCTTGACAGGATCAGGGATCAGTTCAGGGTCCATGCCGTATTCCAGGAGCTTCAGGCCCTGCACGTTACCCCAGAATTGCAGAGCGTCCAACTTCTTGTCAGGGGAAATGTCCTTGCGGTACTTGCCTTCGAGGTGATCACGAGACGTCCCGTTCGTGTCGAAAATCCAGTCAGACAGCCCTCCCTGCCCATGCTCGCGGAGAACCTCGTTGATTGCATCGGAATCATACCCGTCAACGTCGATCAGGCCCTGCAAATCGCTTCTGGATAGCGTGTGCCGCTCGATCAGGTATCCATCGTTGACGTCTGACGCATTGGGCGCAGGATAGATGTCCCAGGGACTAGGAGCGTCCCACGTAATAACAAGTTTGTCCTGCGTCTCCGCTTCGCTCCCGTTCCAGACCATGACAGGCTTTCTGCGTATAACAGGGCCCTTCATAAACCCGGCAGGATACCGCACAATGTCAGAAATGGAGTCCTTAAGGGATTGTTCCCACCCGGATTCCTCCACCTCGTCCTGAATGGTTGTTTCCAGCTTGGAGATTTCTTCCTTGGCCTTCTTCCTGATTTCTTCCTGAAACCCTGCTTTGACCTCTTCAGCCCGTTGCTGCATGAGCTGTTCGAGCATTTGCATGGCCGTTTCCATGTCCGGAACCTGGCCTGCATGGACCAGCGAGACAACTTCTCGCCGGGCCTGCTCCACCGCTTCCTGTTTGGCCCTTTGTTCGAGTTCCTGCTTGACTTGCGGGGGGAGATCCGGCTCCGGGGAATCGTCGATTCCAAACGCATACTCGTCAGCGGGCAATAGAATCTCTTCCAGCCACGCCTCGGCCATGGTGCACTTTTCGTCAGTGAGCATCATGAAAACGGTTGTCCCGCCCTGTTTCTTGATCTGCTCCAGGGTTATAGGGTCGTACTCACCGTTACATGCCCTCAAGCACTCAAGGAACCGCATCTCGATCTCTTGCCGGGCATCCCTTGCAGCATCCCAGGCAGACCGGACATACGCGGCCAGACCGAGGATCACCGGCTGATTCTGCATCTCGTCAGCCCGCCTTTTCGCTTCCTCGCGTTCCGTGCGCTCCATCTCTGCGCTCGATATAACCCTCAATCCGACTCCCGGCATGACTCTTCCTTTTGTAAAATATGCCCCGACTCCCGGCCTGACCGACCGCACAAACGGCTACACACCGCCTAGATTTGGACCACCTCCCTACACAGGAGCCGGGGGCTTGAGTAAATCCGTCGAGGCCCCTTAAGGAATTACGAGGGGACACCCTCGGCCTCGGTGGAATTGTCAACTATGCTTTGATGTTTTCAGCAAAACGACAGGCTGTTGCTCTGGAACATTCGATGCCTCGCCGCACACTGGACACTCAAGCTCTCTTGTGTCCTTTGGAAACACAGCCACCCACGGATGCATACAGTGCGGACAAATTGCAGTCATGACTTCGTGAGGTTGGTTTTCTGTGATGTAGGAGATTTTACCCATTAAAAAACCTCTCAATGCCTTCCGTATCGTAGTACCGTGACTCTCTCCGTGTGTACTTCTGCCTTGTCTTATGCTTCTGGCAGTTGCGTTTTTCCTGACAGACAACCGCTTGTGCTTTGGTGTACGAGCACCCGAGCTTATTCTTTATCTTCTTGAGCGTCCTGTGGCTACTCAACAGTTAGCCTCTCTGATCACTTCGCCAAACATAGAGACTACAATCCAACCCTCTTCCGTTTCTATGATATAGCCGATTGCATCCATGGCATTCCTTGTATCGGGGGGAGGGATGAGCGCTCCCCCCGCTTGTCGGGTGCTCTCGCCCTGCACAACCCAAGGCGAAAATTTATTCGTATCCTGCCTCTAGTGCTTGGATATACTCGCCGAGCAAAATAGCGTTGACTCGATCCAGACAGATCCCACCATCACCCCGGGGCTCAATCGTCAGTGTCGGTTTCGGCGGTCTCGTTGGCAATTTCATCGTCGTCGAGCATCCCGCTAAAGTGATCCACATACCAAGTGCGAGGATCATCATGCAAAGCGTCAGCGTCTTCTTGACGCTTGGTCGCCTTGATCTTTGCCAGCACACGCTCTGCCAGGGATGCGATGAGTAGAAGAAGTTCAACAACTCGGCCCATTTACTTGTCGTCAGCGTTCTTGTTCTTGGCAATGTTCCCGGCAAAAAAATTGAGAATCTTGAGAATCACGTTGACAACCTTGTCATCAACCTTTGTCGGGGTCAGCGCGGTAATTGCCGTGGATGCAGCGACCAGCCCGCTGATAGCCAAAAGCCAATCCCCAAACCCTGCACTTGTCACAAAATTTAGTATTGTTTCCATCATCTTACACTCCTCTT